CTGCGCGGTGCTTTTACTAATAGATTTACACCCCTACAAAACGAATATTCAAAGGTTGATGTACTCAGATTTGGAAGCGGACCTGGCGCAACCGGTCTTGGTGGGCAGCAAAGAGAGGCTTTTGCTCTGGCCAGAAATACAAGACGAATTGCCGAATCTATTGCCCTTTTTATGCCCAGCCCACTGGTTTATACGAGCGAAAACAAGTATGAAGATATAAGTTTGACCGCTTTGGCCGGTTCAATCGGAGTTGGTGTTTTAAAGGGTGCGGCATCTGTTGTCAGCTCAGGCGCCGCCAAAGTAATTGGTGCGGCAGGCCAAGTTATTGGCACTGTGGCCACTCTAGCTGGTTATCCAATTAATCCAAGAGTAGAAATACTTTTCTCCACTACACCACAAAGACAATTTGCTTTTGAAGTTCTTATGGCTCCTAGAAATGAAAAAGAGTCACAGACAATCAGAGACATTATACAAACATTAAGATTTCATGCTGCACCAGAATTAGATACATTATTACACGGTCTTACATTCATACCACCAGCAGAATTTGATATTACTTTTTATAATAAAGGCATAGAAAATACCAACATACCTCGAATCAACACCTGCGTTCTAGGTGGCATAGACGTTGATGTGGCGCCTCAGGGTAAATATTCTACGTTTAGTAACGGCCATCCTGTGGCTGTTAGAATGGTATTAAGATTTATAGAAATTGAAATTCTACACAAACTTCGTGTATTGCAAGGATTCTAAGACATGTCCACTTTTTTGGATGCTTTTCCAAAAGTACAGTACGATATTGAAAGAAGACTGTATTCAAATTTTGATACCGTTACCAACATAACATTCCGTTTTGGTATAATCAAAAACATATTAAATAACATTTCAACATATTATGAATACACAATAAAAGAATCGGATACACCTGAAATATTGGCGGAGAAGGCATATAATAATCCAGAAGCATATTGGATTATTCTTTATGCAAACGACATATATGATCCTCAATATGACTGGCCACTAAACAGCACAAATTTTGGTAAATATATTATAAACAAGTATGGTAGCCTTGCATGGGCCAAAACAAATTATCATCATTATGAAAAGGTAATTCGCCGTGAAGAGCCTTTAAGTGGAATTGTTACAGAACAGAGGCTAGTTGTTAATTACGATAAGTTAACTAATAATACACCAGATGTTCCTTATGATTATTATTTAAACTTACCTGCAACACAGTCCGTTGAAACTATTAATATGAATGGGCAGACGGTGACAGAAATCATAAGCAGAGATGCCATTTCATATTATGATTATGAAGAGCAGTTAAATGAAAAGAAAAGGCAGATTAAAATAATCAAGCGAGAATATTATACACAGATAATCAATGAATATAATAACATGATGGGTGATAAAGTAGCACCTTATATAAGAACATTGGTTTAACATGACTGGTATTGAACAAAATGTCAGCCACAGATAGCACAGCAGATCAAGATATTTTAACCTCGCTCGTTGTCAATATTGAAGGAGCAGGTGAAGATTTGCTTAAAGATTTTACGGTTAGAGAAGTTATGCTGGCCGAAAGTCTTTTAACACCAGGCCTGCAAACATCGGTAAAAATACAAAGTTATATACATAGCACACCCATAAAAAATTATGATGTATTAAAAGGTAGAAATATAGCAATAAACATAAGCCGGCCCATTTTAGGAAAATATAAATTTAAAACTGACTTAGATGTATCACAAACAATATATCGCCTGGGTGGTAGATCATCAACAAATCCGAATGCCACAGATAATAGAAAAATGGTGAATAGGTCTGTTGAAGAATTAACTTTACATGCCTGTGATGATACACTATTAAATGATGCGGCCAATCTCGTTAGCAAATCTTGGAAATGCACCACACCCAGTGCTATTACAGCCGAGGTATTAGCCTCATGTGCAGGGGCTAAAAGATTAAAAATAGAACCATCAGATCCGGCCAGAGATTATGTTGCAGAAAATAAACATCCATTTCAGGTTGTAGCACAACAGGCCAATGCCGCCCTTGCGGCTGGAAATGACCCATCTTTCGTTCATTTCATGACATATGAGGACTTGGGCACACATCATTTTCGTTCACTAAAATCTATGTCTGAACAAGATCCTATAGTTGAATTAGAATATAACATGGTCGGGTCTTCATACTCGATTCCATATTCAATAATGAACTATACTTTTCCTTGCGATTTTGACTTATTGTCGGATATATTGAATGGTGTGGGCGCTTCAGGGGCAGATATTAGTTCTCTGGCCATCTTTAATCCTCTGACTGGTCTATTCAGTATGCTAGGCAATCAAGCAGTTGGTTGTGGTATGGGTGGTGGTGTTTATAAGATTGCCATGTCTAACCAAGGATCCGCACAAGACCAATTCATGTGCCCAGACTTTGTGTCAACCTATTTGCAAAAACGTCAGGCCAGAATGGCTCTTCTTGAAAAAGATAAGATTGCTCTAAGATTAACTGTGCCATGGAATACAATATATAATGTTGGTAAAGTCATAAGAATCAAGTTATATAATGCAGAAGTGGGAACCAAAGGATTTAATTATGGTTCAGGAGATTATCTCATAACATCACTAATACATAACATTAAGAGTGGTGGTTATTCTACAATAACAATGGACTGTGTATCAAAAACGGTAGGCCAAGGAGAAGTTTAAATCATGGGATTACCAACAGATTTCATAAATGGCGGAAATTTACCATTTATTTGTGTAGGTCGGGGTGGAAAAACAGACCAGTTCCCTGATAAAACCTTATCTGGTCGTACACAAAATAAATCTCCACTATTGCATGGCGAACGAGTTCCTCTCGATCATGTGCCGCTAACTGGTGGTTCTCAGCCTCCAACTGGAGGAAGCCAATGTACTTTTGCCGGTGTACCTGATTATGGCACATTTACTTACTTTGAACACGACACAGGAACTTTGAACGGCAAAAGCGCAGGCATACCCTATGGTGCTGTAAACAATGCTGATAGCGGAACCCCTGGTAACTTTGGTTTGCTCCAACAATTCTTGGGGTTTTTCTCAAAACAAGACGGCAGAAACCGCCCACCAAATTATAAAGAGACACAAAGGGATGGTGCCACAGTAAGGCCACCTGACGAAAAAGGTCCTTGGAATTATAATCTAACACAAGGCATTCCAACCCATGCGGCCATGTCAACAGTTTCTGGTATTCGCATACCTAAAATTGGCAATGTGCCCACAGCAATACAGGCTTTTTCTAGTATTATGACAGGCGGTATGCTAGGCAATTTACCTGGTGCTATGATGACTATAGGTCAAATCATATCAAGTATAATGAACAATAGCCAGAAACGGGCTCAAGTGACACAGAATATGTCACCACAAATGGTCAATGCTATGACCAGTATAGCAGCACTATCACAGACAGGTAATGCGATAGATAGCGGTGGTTACACCACAGGTATTAGAGTTAACCCAGATGTATTCTCAAATAATGCGGTTGAGATGTTAAGTCAATGTGATAGTGTGGCTGATGTTTTGGCCTGCACAGAAGAGTTATCATCAAATACAGCATATCATGGTATGGATGCATATGCCAATACAAAATATGAAACGGTGACACCATTTGGCAATACAGCAATAACAGTAACACCATCTGGCCAAGTTGTAAATTCTACATCTAATCAAACACAACAGGCTATACAGGCTTTTACATCACTTATGTCATCCGCATCATCTTTTCAGTCGATGCTCACAGGCCGCAATCTATTTGGCGAATCTTCAGGCACTATGTTTAATATGTTGAATAGACTGCCGCCCGGTGCCATGGCCGCCGCACAGGCTATGTTAAATAAAACAAATCCTGGTGAAGGTGTTAATAAAACTGTAAGAGAACGCACAGCAAAAGGCGGCAATCCTTTACAACCAGGAAGTACATATCAAGAAGCCGGTTCTGGCGGCGGAACATTTGCATAAGGAAATATATCATGGCTAATGAACCGACTACAAATAATCCAGCGAAGACTTCACCACCACAGTGGGAAGGACCCAAAGATGCTCGTGAGATGCAAGGCGCCGGTGATTATCCAAACTACTGGACTCACCGAACTCGTTCTGGGCATGTATTTACATTAGATGATTCTAAAGGTGCTGAACATTTAACCTTACAGCATCGTGGCGGTTCTATGATACAGTTTATGCCTGATGGTGCAGTACAGTTTGTTTCCCATAATGGTCAATATACTTTCGTTTTTGGTGAAAATCGTGTTAAAATTACAGGCGCCTATGATGTTACAGTAGAGGGTGGCGGAAGCCTTAAAGTTGATGGCGATTATAATGTCACAGTTAAAGGTAAAACAAACTTCTCTGTTGGTGATGATTTCAATCTAACAGCCAGAAATTTCAACCAGATGATTAGAGGTAATATTGATATTGTGGCTAAAAACAGAACAGAAAAAGTGGAAGGCAATATAGACCAGCAGGCCACTGGAGGAGCCCAAAAAATAACAGCACAATACGGAATGACAGTCAAATCATTGGGCGATACTTTGGCCTTGGGTGCCAAAAAACAAGTTGGTATACATTCTGATGGTGATGAAATAATGCTAAAATCGGCCAAAAAAACTTCCGTTAAATCTGACGAAGAGATAGTTTTCGAGGCCACTGGGGACCTGTCAGTACACTCATTAGATGAATTAAAAATGGAATCAGCCGGAAAAACAAGTATTAAGGGTGGAGAGGTGGCTATTAAGGCCGACAGTGGCGATTTGACAATGCAGGCCTCAACAGTTATAAGTGCTTTTAGTCCTGGAGTTAATCCAGGAACATGGACAAAGGCCGCAGGAATATCATCTTCTCCAACAGAAGGCGAAGCTCCAACAAGTGAGCCAGACGAGGCCTCAGATGCTTCAACGGATACTAATCAGAGCGCAGCCCCAGAAGTTGAGCCAGAAAAAGTATCTGGTTATGAAGTCGGCGGCCAGGTACAACCAGGATAACTTAATAGTAACACATAAATACAAATATGGCAGTAGTAGCAAGAAAACCAGATTATAGCGATCTAAATCTAGACTTTTTACCACATCCTACAACCAAGGATGTGGTTCGCCTAACTGGTGAAAATGCCATCAAAAGGTCTGTTAGAAATCTGATTTTAACTAATTTTTATGATAGGCCATTTAGATCATATATTGGATCTAATGTACAAAAACTGCTCTTTGATAATATTACTGCTATAACAGCAAATTATCTAACAGATGCCATAAAAGAGGTTATAACAAATTTTGAACCTCGCGTTAGTATTACTGAAATAAAAGTATCGGTTTCAACGGAAAATAATGGATTTGATGTTAGACTTTCCTATATTATATTAAATAGAAACCAACCAGTAACAATAAATTTATTCCTAGAGAGAATTAGGTAATGGCCACAGCAAACACCGCACTCCGAGTCACAGAACTTGACTTTGACAGTATTAAGACAAATCTTAAAAACTATTTAAGAAGCCAGAGTGAATTTCAAGACTTTGACTTTGAAGGCAGCGGCATGTCTGTTCTGCTCGATATTTTGGCCTATAACACACATTATACAGGCTATTATCTGAATATGGTGGCCAATGAAATGTTTCTTGATACTGCTCAACTACGCAACTCTGTTCTATCTCACGCAAAAAACTTAAATTATACACCAACAAGCCCTCAAGGCGCTCTTGTTAAAACTAACATTTTGATAACTCCATCACCAACTGAAAGTCAAAACACCAACGTCATAACTCTTGAAAAATACACCAAATTTTTAGCACAGGACATAGACGGAACAAACTATCAGTTCGTAGCACTATATTCAAATACAGCATCTAAGGTTGGAAGCACATTTAGTTTCGCCAATACTTATCTTAAACAGGGTGAAGTTGTTACGCTACAATATTCTATGGATCCTACAAATATTAGCCGAAGATTTGATATACCATATTCAAATGTAGATACGCAGACACTTACAGTAACTGTCCAAGAATCTGCATCTAATACCTCAACAGAAGAATATATTCTCGCTTCTGATATTACAACGCTATCTGGAAATTCCGCTGTATATTTTATTGAAGAAAATTCG